CATTCAACACTACTCCACCTCGTATGCTGCTTTAGGATCCGTTGGATCTATTGTTGAAATTGGTTGCAACTGATTTGAAGGTAAACCTGTATGATTCATTTCAGGTAAACCAACAGCATCAATTACTGATTTTGGATCAAAACCTACTTGAATTAACTTGGCTGCAATATCAGCACGGAGGTTCAGACCAACATCTTTTGCATCCGCTGCATCAATATTTTGCAATGGAACTCGGTACTGATCTCCAGATTCTCCAAGAGGTGCCAGATCTTCTACATAACGGACATCGTTTAGACTTAAAAAGCCTTCACGTAGACCTTTTGTATATGCATCATAACGCTCAAGTGTTGTTCCACGTAGTAAAGCATCTAAGTTAAACTTAATAAATCCATCTGATTCAGGTAGTAATGGTGATAATGCTTGTTCTAGTCTCTCAAGTAAAGGTCTTAAAGAGTGTTGAACAAATGACAAGTTCTGAGCTTCAACAGATGCAAATGACATTGCGCCAGCAACAGGGTGACCAAGTAAAGATACAGGTACACGGAATAGTCTAGCAATTTCTTCTACACCAAATCGACGTACTTCAAGCAGTTGTGCATCTGCAGCATTGAGAGTAAGTGGTTTAAATGTTGCACCACTAGTTAAAATGCCAAGTTTTCCTGCACGATACGGTCCTGTATGTGACATATTCCAGTTGCGAGCAATGTCAGCAGCTTGTTCTTCGGTCATTTCACCTGGAGATTCAATAACTCCGCCAGGATTTGCTGCATTTCCAAAATAACTTGCTGCGTACACTTCTGCGGCCATAGCAGAACCTAAAGTAATGCGAGCTGCTGCAATAGGACCAAGTCCGAGTAATTGTCCAGGTAGTCTAAACATAGGAATGTGTAGCATTTCATTCTTTGTTAGAACCATTGTTTTTACTGACATCGGATCAAACGGTTGCGCATTATCATAAAACTGATTTACTGGATCTTGTGCATTCTGACCAATAGTAACTATATACTCAATCTCGCCCATTGGATCAGGACGATGAATACGAACTTGGAGTGGATTTATGCAATAAAGTTCTTGAACGTCGCCTAGATCGTCACGCACAGTCAAAATAAATGCATTACCATGAAGGTTTAGCGATGAGATTACTTGCTCGTAGAACTCTAAACGAGTTGAGTCAGGATTTGGTTTGTTAATCCATGCAGGCAATTCACCATACACTGATGCATAATTTATTCTAGAACGACCACGACGGACATAAGCAGAAAGTGGCAAAGAACTAATAGTGTCACCTAAAAGTCGCACGCAAGCATAAACAGTTGACATACGAATTGCGGTATCAGAATTAACATCTACTCCAGCTGGAGTTGCATATAGAGCGCGGCCAGGTAAAAATGGTTCAAGGTACTGATTGTTTGACCTTTTTTCTCCTGCTTTACGCAGTCTATTCGATAGACTCATTTATCTGCCTTTTCTGTGCTTAGTTGATACCAGCCATCGTCCCATAGGGTCAACAACCTTTCAAAGTAATCTTGATACTTCGGTGCAATTGCTTTAAGTGAGTATTTTTCTATTGCTTGTTTTCTAATAAAATCTCTGTCGAGATCTTTTACATCTTCTGCAGCTTTTATAAAGTCTGCAAGAGATCTACATCTAAAACCAGTAATTCCATGAATATTGGTTTCTGTGAAAGCTCCCCAATCAGTTGTAATTGTTGGAGTTCCACAAGTCTGAGCTTCTACTACTATATTTCCAAATGGTTCGATATAAGTAGTTGGAGCAAACAAAGCAATAGCATTTCCCATTAGTTCTGCTCGTTCTTCAGGACCAATATTGCCTATAAACTCGCCATAACCGGTGCCTTTTTCATCACCTGGACCTGCCAAAATTAGTCTTTTGCCTAATCGTTCACATACTTCTTGAGCAATTCTAAAACCTTTTCGCTCAATCATGCGTCCTATATAGAAGTAATAGTCGCCAGATCCTGATCCTTTTGGAAACATTTCAGGTTCGATATAACCATTTATTACAGCATCAAAGAATTCACCATCGACTGTAGTCGGATTTTTGTGACCTGCATAAATTGAATGCATCCAGGCATAAGACTCAAAAACGCGGTATTTCGCAAATGTGCCACCGTAGCCAATGCCAAACTCAACCGACATGTGGTTCGGGAAAGAGTCTGCGATTGGTTTGTGTGCTGTGCCGCCGATCAAACAAATGAAGTCTTTCGGTTCAAGCCTTGCCGAGATCTCACGTATGACATTCGTATTGAAGATCTGCCAGTGAGGCAGTGTCGTGTCAAATGAAGCCGATGTGTAGTGTCCACCCGCAACCGCTGCTTGCCGTTGGTCTTCATAAATGCAGGAGATCAGCTCTGTCACTGGTGCTTCGTTTTGTTCTCCAGCGTAAAGAAAGACATCATGACCGAGGTTTGTCATCATGATGCAGAAACGCCTTACCTTTTCAGTAAAGGCGCAACTTGTAAAGTCTTTGGTGGTGTTCGTGTGTGGAAGTGATACAACGTGAAATCTCATTGGTCCCCCGACCTTATTTATTGAAGAGCAGCGATTTCTTCTGTTGTTAATCCAAGCGCTGCCAGTTTAGCTGCTGCCGAAGCCCTAGCCGCGGCTTTTGCTTGTTCGACTTGTTCGTTGGCTTGCACAACAGCCTCGTACGCAGCAATCGTTTCTGCGTGAACGGCGGCTTCTTCGGCCGTATAAGGACGATAGACTGTTTCACCAGTCTCGCAGTTTATTTCACAAACCATGAAACGGTCGTCCATTTGAGTGTCTGTCATGTATTTCTCCTATGCTTTTAGTATGCCGTAAACAGAAAAAGAACTTCCTGCCACAAAGTTCACTGATGCACCGTTATAAAGTGTAATGGTGCTTATGGCTGCCGTATCTTGCCATTGATTGGCCCACCACCATTGAGAACCTGATTGTGCGCGGGTTATTGTTGTGTCAGTTTGAGCTGGCAGCTCACTTTTTGCGCCGATCACTTTGTACGCAGAGCTAGTGTAGTTTGGCAAATGAACTTCCATAGACCCAAAAACCGTTGATGGATTCCCGTCCTGCCCGCTAGACGAAGCAACCCCAAAAAATCCATAGTTTATGTTGGTGCCATAGTCGGCACCAAACGGTATTTGTCCGCTAGAAGTAGAACTATTGTAATAAGCGTGGTAGCCGTACTTGCCAGTGCTTACACCGTCAGAGTTTAAACGGAAAATGATATCATCGCCATTTGAATTGGAGCGTGTATCTCTAGCGACGATTCTAAGCACTAGGTCTGTGTATCCACTAAAGTTGGTGAGCACCACGCTCGAAGCAGGAGATGTTAGTTCTTGTCTTTGGATTAGTTGGTATGTTGGCACGCTATGCTCTTTTCCATCCGTAGAGGTTGGCGGTTGCCCCCACCTGGAACGACGACGCAGAGCATGCGATATCGATTTGGGTGATAGCACTGGTGTTGTTCCACATGCCCCAAGTAGAGGATCTGGCGCCATTTGTATTTGCGGTTTGTTGATTGTAATTTTCAACAATAACGTGTTTTGGCGCAGACTGTCTATAATTCAAGATATGAAAAACAGATGTGCCAGCAACAGAGTTGCCATTGGCCAAACCTAGAAACATTGGATAAGTTCCATTATCAGCAAACGCACCTGTTCCTGAAATGCCTTGACGCTGATAAGTATAGTTAGAGGTGTTCCCATTAAATTGAATAGAAACTGCGTTATCGCTACCACTGGTAGTCCAACCAGTGACCACTACCATTAGATCGGTATAAGCAGTTGAAAAACCAGTAAATTGAAATTGGCCTTGGCTAGACAAAGTTACAGACGCTAAAGCATCAAAAGCTGGTGCTGGCATTTATTTCACCCCATATAAAGAGATACGAGTACCTGTTGTACCTTGTAAAGTTACGTCCAATGAAGTAATAGGAGCAGTTGAACGCCACATGCCTGACTCATTCCAAACATTGTTGCCGTTGTTGCCACCAATAGAAATGTAGGTTTTCCAAATATCATTTCGCGAGTAGTCATAGATGTCTACAATAGAAGCAACGTTTGGAACGCCTGTATTTGTGTAATTGTAGAACCAACCGCCAACGTTGTTGTAGGTAAAGCCATAAGTGCTGCTACCACTTGAGTAGGTTCTATGAAGAACATAATTATTTTGAGTTGTATCACTATTAGGGCGTATTGCTAAGTTGTTGCTATTTCCATTGTTAAGAATGGTAATAACCATACGAAGATGCTTATAAACTTGCGGAATATTAGAAAGTGTTGTTGAAACTGTACTACCGCTAGCGTCAAATGACATGATATTTTCAAAATAATTAGACGCAAGGTTGCCTGTTTTGGACGAATCAACAACTCCGATGATTGGCATTACGAAATATCCCCCACAACGTACCAAGTGTCGGTTCCGCTCTTTATGCAGGTAGCTGACGAGTTGATGGCCCTCAACTTTGGTGCGGTGCTCGTAGCGCCTGTCGAATTGACAGTGACACCGCCCGCGCCTTGAATGGTAAGCTGCCCTGACGCTGTCTGAATAACTGTGATTTGTGTGCCAATAGGAAATGCAACAGATGCGTGGGTTGGAATGGTGATGGTGCCAGCAGTCGAACCATTCGAAGCAAGAAGAATATCTCCCTGATCTCCAAGAACAAAAGTATATGCATTGGTGGTAAAAGTTGGCGTTAACAAGGCCTGCGTATAAATCACGTTGGTCAGCGTTTTGTTTGTCAACGTTTCTGTGCCTGTTAGTGTAGCGAGTGTGACTGTGCCTGTTGGTATTGTGACTGTGCCGCTATTACTGATAGAGCTGATAACAGGAGTAGTCAAAGTTTTGTTGGTTAGTGTTTGCGACCCAGTCAAAGTAGCTACAGTTGAATCAATCGCAATCGTTCCAGTTGAAGTTATGGTTCCGCCCGATAAGCCAGTACCAGCGGTGATGCTGGTGACAGTGCCAGTCGCGGTGTAAGCAAGCGACGACCATGCCGTGCTGCCTGTGCCAACCTTCATTTTTTGAGTGTCGGTTTCGATGCCAATTTCGCCAGCAGCTAAAGTCGGATTAGCACTTGTCCAATTCGCTGCCGTGTCTCGGCGTTGTTGCATTCTTGCTGTCATGTCTCCTGCTTTCGCTTGTTTAGAAGGTTACTGTCGCCCCACCAGCGTCTATTGTGTAAGTCCAAGATGTTGTGCTCGAAGTCTCGGCGTTGTAGATGATGTCAGGATTTTGTGAAGCACTGCCACTATCAATATAGTCAACAACTGGATTATCAGCGCCTTGAGGTCCTGTTGGACCTGTTGCGCCGGTTGATCCACTAGGACCGGTTGCTCCGGTTGCTCCTACAGGACCTGTCGGACCAGTTGGTCCAAGATCTCCTTGCGGACCAGTTGCTCCCGTTGCGCCAATTGGTCCTGTAGGTCCTTCTGGACCAGTTGCTCCAATTGGACCAGTAGGACCAGTTGCGCCAACATTTCCTTGAATACCTTGTGGACCTGTTGCACCAATAGGACCTGTTGGTCCAATGTCTCCTTGAGGACCTGTTGGACCTTGTGGTCCTGTTGGTCCGGTAGGACCAGTTTCTCCTTGGATTCCTTGAACACCTTGGATTCCTTGAATTCCTTGAGGACCGGTTGCACCGGTTGGTCCTTGTGGTCCTGTAGATCCTTGCGGACCGGTTGGACCTGTAGCACCAACTTCGCCTTGAGGACCAGTTGCACCAGCAGGACCGGTTGGACCGGTAGATCCAGTTGGACCAATTTCGCCTTGCGGACCAGTCGGTCCAGTTGCTCCTATTGGACCAGTAGGACCTGTAGATCCTGTTGGACCAACAGGTCCAGTTGCTCCTGTTGGACCAATTGTTCCTGTAGTAATAATTGCCAAGATCAATGCATGATTATTTGAGAAGTTAGTTGTACCAACTCCACCAGATGAAACAAAAGTAACTGGAACTTCTAAATAATTAGTTTGTTGAACTGGCGTTCCAGAAACTGTCCATTTCTGAAAATTACCAGAAACATTTTTATCTTGAAGAATTAAACCATCAGTTGCTTTAATTAAGTTTAAGAATATATCAACATCAACATTGTCTCCGTTAATGTGATTGATATTGATTTGTGTTGCAGAAATCTGTGTTGCATTGTTCCACAAAAGTTGACCAGAACCAGGATCTCCTGTAGTTAATGAAGTATCCGCAGTGTAATCATAGTAGTTTGCAGAACCACCATCAGCTCCTGCTGGTCCTGTAGGTCCAGTAGGACCGGTTGCTCCGGTCGGACCTTGAATACCTTGCGCTCCGCTAGGTCCAGTTGCACCAGTTGGTCCCGTTGGTCCAGGAATTGTTGATGCATCTCCTTGTGGTCCAGTTGGTCCTGTTGCTCCTGCAGGTCCAGTTGGTCCTGTTGGACCTGGAACTGTTGAATCAGCTCCGGTTGGACCAGTTGGTCCTGTTGCTCCAGTTTGACCTTGTGGACCAGTTGCTCCAGTTTCACCTTGAATTCCTTGAACACCTTGAATGCCTTGCGGTCCTGTCGCTCCTGTTGTGCCAGTTGGTCCTGTTGCGCCTGTTGCTCCGGTTAAACCGGTAGGCCCAGTCGCTCCTATCGGACCAGTCGGTCCTGTTGCTCCAGTATCTCCCTGAATTCCTTGAGGACCTGTCGCTCCGGTATCTCCTGTAGGACCTGTGGCACCGACAGGTCCAGTTGCTCCTGTCGGTCCAGTTGCTCCTGTAGGGCCAGTTGGTCCAACTTCACCTTGAGGTCCTGTAGATCCAGTAGGTCCTGTCGCGCCTACAGGTCCTGTAGATCCTGTAGGTCCTGTTGGTCCTGTACTTCCTGTTGGACCAGTAGGACCAGTTGCGCCGATAGGGCCTGTACTTCCTGTTGGTCCTGTTGCACCTGTTGGTCCAGTAGAACCAGTAGGACCAGTAGGTCCTTGTGCACCTTGAGGACCAGGTGCTGAAATCTCAACTGTGTTATTAGTTTCATTGATGGTGACTTTATTGGCTGCCATTATCGTGTCACCTGCTCTGCAACTGTTAATTGACCTTGGATTAAACGAGAAATGTTCGAACCTGATGTCAATTCAAGATCATAAACATAAAAACCTGATTCCAATAAACCTGTTTGAGTAGCTGTTGCGGTAATTGTAATAGTTCCAGTAGCACCAACAATAGTGATACCACCGTTTGCTGTAGTCAAAGTTAGGTCTGCAGTTGTAGAATTATAGTTTTGACGTAGTTGCATTGATGCTGTATAGCCTGTTAGATTCACAGGTACATTGTTAGAATCAGTGTAAACGAGTACAACTGACCACACAGAACCTTGATCTATGGTTGTATTGTAGATACCAGCGGTCATCAATTAGCCTTTTCTGTAGCCCAAATTAGAAATCCGCCTACCGTTACAAAGGCAAGAGGAACAGAGAACATAGCGACCCCGATAGCGACAAGAATTACTCCTGCCAATTCTGTTATTAAAGCAAAGTCAAGTTTTTTCATGATGCTCCTCATACTTGTATCGAG